GTTGTCAATCTGATATTTTTCTGTCCCGTTTGTAATATGGGCCTGGAATTCGTATTCGCCGGGGTCATATGCTGCAGTAGTTGCGGCGGCAATTTCGATCAAATGATCATCGCCGTCCGCAGTTGATTCGATCTGGATCTGGTTGTCCGATTTGATAAGGGTATACGTTATGACCCAGGACTCCGACGCCGGATAATCAGACAAAGATACTGACCAGGACGCAGAAATCCCTGCCGTTAATTGACTGGGGATTTTGTCTAATACTGTTACATAGGTCATTAAATCCTCTTTTTTCAGTATTGATAAAAATTTTAATATTTTTAAAATTGTGGAAATTATAAGCCGGGTTTTTTCAGAAAATTAAAAAAGGATAAAAAAGGATACTAAAAAGACGCAATAGGACGCAATGGGCTATTGACAGGGGTTAAAATAGGTAAAAAAAAGACCCCGGCTTGATACCGGGGTTAAAAAGACTTGTTTTTCTTAAAAAAGCGCCTGTGGAATTATCAGACGGCTTGAATCTATAAATTTTTCAGGTTTTCATCCCTTTGTTTTTCCACCCAGGTTTCTAAATCAGACGGCCTTGCAATCCATGCCCCTTTTCCGTCAATCTTAAAAGCAGGCAGATTTTTTTTCGATACATAATATGCCATCTCTTTCCAGTTGATCCCAACAGCTGCACAAATTTCCTTTGCCCCTTTAAAGACCAGTTTTATTTCCATGAATTGACAAACCCCCGGGACGTTTTACTGGCCGGTTTTTTTCGGGGCCTGGTAGCTTTTTTGGAAATATAGGATAATGATGGCGCCCATTCATGATCTGCACAGGCTGCCGCGATGTTTTCACAATCCAAAAGATGGTTGTCCCGCCGGATCTGGACCCAGGATTTTTTCCCGTTCCTGTCGGTTTCTATTACCTCGGCCGTGATCTGCCGGGCATAATCAAGCCCTGTATCAGCGTTTAAAGTTATGGCCTGGGGCTGATCCAATTCTCTTGACAGACGCCAATGAAAAAGTTCTTTTAACTGGTTGACGTCCAGAAAATAAAGGACCAGGCCGCCCTTTATAACTCTGTTACCCCGGGACATTTTATCAATGGTACTGGGTTTCACTTTTTTGATCTGGGGCCTGGACGCGCCTTTAATGGCAAAAGCCTTATCACGGCCCATGGTCCTGATCCAGGCATATACTTCCTCGGTCTTGCTCCAATCATCATCGCTGGACTTGCCGCCGCCGCTGTCGATCCCGGTCCGCCAGATCCCCATTTTATCGCCAGCCCCTTTGCCCTCGACCTGATACCGGGTTTGAAAAAGCAGGGTTTCCACGTCCATCCAGGTTGATAAAAATCCATACTGGACCAGGTGACTGGACAAGTCTTTTTTCCAGGCCCGGACCACAAACCAGAAACCCGCCTTTTGAACATCCACCCCGCAGGTCAGGGCCACAGCATCCGCCGGAACAATACCCCCGGGTAGATCGTTTATGTGTTCCATTATTTCATCTTCTTTTTTTGTTTTGACCCTGGACACATACGGCCGGGCCTCGTATGAATTATAAAAATCCTGGGCCTTGACAGGATCATGCAGCCCCAAAAGAAAAGCCGCCGCAATCTCACCAAATGAAACAAAATAAGAAATCCAGGCCGGGACATGAAACCCGATAACAGACGGCCGAAATTTTTCAAGATATGTGTTAATTGAAATTTTTGTGTCCCGGGCAATCCATACCCCTTTTCGGACCGCCTGGTCCCGGATACTTTCATCCCATTTGCCTTGACAGTGTTCGCACTCATACCATGCCAAACCTTTATTTTTAAGTTCTTTGGGGTCTGCTTCATGTCCACCGTCCCATTTGATCCCTTTGAATTCCATCAGCTGGATCATACCGCAAAAAGGGCAATGGACATGATAATCGAAAATCACGTCTGAGCTATTAAGCGCCTGCCAGATGTTCCCGGACTCAAGCGTCGGGGTGGAAATTTTAAAAAACTTTGATACCGGCCTGAAAGTTGTCAGGCGTTTGTCGATCAGTTCCAGGGGTCCGGTTTCTTTTTTAGAAGGGTCAAAACCTGGTTTGTCCACTTCGTCGGCAATGGCATATTTTATGGGTTTATTTGCAACACTGGAAACCGACCTGGCCCAGCCCAAAAATATTTTCATATGGGATAAATTAATCCGATATGAGGACTTATCTTTTTCCTGGCCAGTCAGATATTTCTGCAGCCGGGGGGCGGCCTCGATCATGGGCAGGATCCGGTCCTTTGAATTTTCCACAGCTGTCTTTTCATCCGGGTAAATATACAGGACGGGACCCGGCGCCCGGTCAATGCAATACCCGACAAAATTGTGAACCGCCTCGGATTTGCCAGCCTGGGGCGTTGCACAAAGATTGATTTCACGGACAAAAGGCAGGGCAGCTGCATCCATTATGCCGGTCAAATACGGGGTCACATCATTGTGCCAGATCCCGGGCAGAACCGACATGGTCAGGATCCGATATTTTTCTGCCCAGTCGGAAACCTTAATCGGTTTTTGTTTTCTCAAGATCTTTTTTTCAGGCCGGGAAAATAAAAACTCCCGGATACCTGACAGGGTTTTCCATAAATCATCAGAGCACCAGGCGCGCTGTTTTGTAAAATCCTGGATCTCTTTATCTTTGAAAAGTTGCTCCATATTAATTAAACAAACCCGTTTTTGATTGCCAGCCATTCCGGCATAGTGAAAATTATCGTGTCACCTGGTCCGCCGTCCTGGTCAGTTTCCACTAAAGATTTTGGGATCCAGACCTCTTTGTCCCCATCATCAGAAATCAAAAAAGCGGCATCTGTTTCCCTTTTTATTTCCGCGCAAATTTCGATTGGATTTTTCATTGTTAAATCCTTTAACTGGCTGCAGTAACAAATGATAAAATAATGACTCAGTTCATCGGCTCAAAGCCCTACCACAATTTATGCAAAAATTAATATGATTTCCTTTCAGAAGTTTGTCCACCATACCCCATGGACGGGCACTGAATGACAATCTTGATTTTATAAATGTCAAAAACGGAATGCGGGAGATTACAACAGGCTATCTTACGGTCATAAAAGCTACAGTAGTAACAGGGCTTTGTGTCTGTTGCAACCGTATTATTGGGAGGCCGTTCGCAAAACTCAATAGCCCATTTTTCAAGGTACTTAGCCAAGACCAGGTGGTCTTTATGGCTATTTCGGTCATAATGATTCAAGATGTATGAAGCGATCTTAACCGTTTCCAACTTTGGTTGTTCCATGTAAAAGTCCTCCCAATATTAAATTCAGCAGCAAGCTTGCGCAGCCTGCTGCAATGGCTTATTGGCTGGATTTTCCAGCAACGCCGCTAAATATGTCCAATTGTTCTACGTTTATTATTGAACCCATTGCACAATCAAAAATATGCTTTCCGAGTTCTGGATTAACCATATTTCTTAACAATCTACGTTTATCTTTTATTTTAAATTTTGATATATTATATCCATAAATAATGCGATTACCGCCATTAATTTGCTCGTGATTATGTTCACGACTTGCAAAGTTTTTTGGTTTTGCATGAAAATTAGCCCAAAATAAATGCCGATCTAATTTAAAAGATGGTTCAACAATTGGGTCGTAATATGGAATAACGTTTTCAACCACCCACTTACACTTTGAAAAATGTTTAAGAAGTGTTATCTCTTCCCATAATTTTATATCTGGGTAAACAGCAGAATATTGACCTCGCATAGCTCCCATTCTTCTTATGTCGCTATGAGTAGGGCAAGGTGGAGAAGACCAAATAAAATCAAATTCAGAATAATGATTTAAAAGATATCCATGAGCGTCACCGACAATAACTTTATCATCAGGATAAAAAGCAGAATATACTTTTGCTATATCTGGATCGATTTCTACAGCGGTAATATCTTGCGGGCCCCAAAGCTTTCTATTACCTCCGATCCCAGCATATAAGTTTAGTATTTTCATTTTTGTCCTTTGCTATAACCAGTTTACCTGGTTCATGATTTTATTGGCGATGCTCAGGGTGTCAGCCCTGTGTCTAAGCCAATGTAATGATCACCGGCTTGTCCGGTGCATTATTTTATTGGCGGGCGCGTGACCCGCTTTCTATCCGACTAAAAATCTCATAGATGAATTTCACGGCATAATCGGGTAGCTTGATTTTGTCCTTGTTAGATTCATAATATTCCTGTGCTGTATCCCCAAACTTATAACCCATTGCCATCCAATCAAGGACCATGTGAACCATGTGAACCTCAACGGTTGGGTTATCTACCCATTTTATTGATGTCCAATTTTCCCAATGATGTGGGTTTTTATTTTTATGATGTTCCCATGCTTCAGATATATCGTATTTTGGCTCGGTATCCGTAGGATAAAAAGATTTCCGATATTGTACAAATTCTTGCTCAGATAATTTTGAGATATCGTGAAAATCAACTTCATCAGAAATTGAGAAAAAATAATAGTCATCCCACATAAAACGCATATCTTTACACTTTTCTTGAAGTTCACCCCATGCCTTTCTGACATTCAAAACGTGTTCTTTAATGTAAGAAAGGTATTCCTGCGTTTTTTCTATAATTTCCATGGTTGTTGCCGGTTTCTCATTCATTTATTTAGTCCTTTTGGTTCGCTCTGCGGCTTGCCCGTAGAAGCGTTGTTATTGGTTGAATTTGGCACAAATTTCGAGCCAATGTTAAAAATCATTCGCGTAGCGCAGCGGAGTCGATTGCATTTTTCTTATTATCCGTTTTTTCTGTTTCTGCATCGCTTGCCCATCTAAACAGATCATTTGATAATTCAGGGTTCTCGGCCCAGATCTCTTTTGCATATGTGCGCATTGCCTGTCTTGATGCGTGACCATATGAGTCATCTTTTGTCGGGTTTAAAACAAAGTATTTCATTTTTAGTCCATCCATTATCTTTCTCCTTTAAATATATTATTTACTGGAATAATCTTGTCCGAACGTCCGTATATTCATAATCCTCTGCAACCAGTTCAATAGAATCTAATTCACGATCAGATGAAAAACCAATATCCGCACCATCAAGATAATCTCTAACTTTTTTATAAGCCCCATCCATCGTCTTTGCTACCACATAAGAGCGACGGTATTTAACTCCACATCCGGTCCCATATGTACCTTTTAGGTTGACCTTAAATAATTTGTCTGTCTTTACGCTTCTCATATTTCCTCCATTATGACAAATACATCAAAATCCATCTTATATGGCGTGAATATTCCCGGTAACATCAGTGACAAGCACATCACCAGGACAAAGACGAATTGTGTCACCTGAAAGCACGGTCACAAGGTAACATTCGTCATTTTCATGGGATACAGGAAGGCCTTTGTATTCAAAAGACCACGGCATATCATTAACGATATTTGCCCCATGTTCTTTTCCATATTTGACTAATTCATTAAAGGTTATAAGCTCTGGTTTTTCCATTTTTAACTCCTTTTTTCATTATGCTATATACATCATTTGATATAATTTTTTTTTATCTTTTGCCAAAAATATTGGCCCCGGCCGCAAAGATAAGCTACAAATTTAAATCTGTGTTTATGGTTGCAAAAGTCTGAACAGGTCCAGATAATTTTTATACGTTTTTTGCTCATGTTTTTATCCGACCATAATTTTTTTAAACCGGCCCGCCAGGTTGTCCCCCAGCTGCATTAAATTATATTGATCCAGGTCAGGATCCACATGGCCATACAAGGTGGCCAAAGATTGATTTAAGTGTCCCCATTCCCGCTGCAGGGTCAAGTTTTTCGATCTTTGACACCCGATCCGGGCATCCTCGACCAGGGCCAGGACTGCATTGATAAAATCAAGACCAATTGTATTCCCGGCGATATTGTTAATTAGTTTTTTAACCGATGAAATAATCCGGCCATATTGCCGATAATTAGCAGGCGATAAAACCAGGGTTTTGCCGCCATAAATTATATCTTGTATGTTTTTTATCCTGGTCCGGATCCGATCCAGGCAGCGCCGCGTTTTTATCGGCATAGTTTTATCAGTAGTCATACAGCTGGCCAAAGCGATGACAAGGTCAATTGTTAAAATTAAATTTCTGTTAGACTTTGAAAAAGTTGTAACTGATTTCATTTTTTTTAATCTCCCTTTTTTAATCTGTATTGGAAAACATTACTTGATAAACCCTGGTGCTGGCATAGGTTGTCAGCTGATCATCCAGGGCCTGGTTTAATTCCTGTATAAAATCCGGCGCCTTTTCAGGGTTTCCTGATAGCAATGTGATCCACTCCCGGGCGCGTACATTAAACAGGTGCCTAAATCCTGAATCAAAAACAGCCGCCCTGGCTGCAAGTTCTGCCTCAAAATCTTTTTTCAGGATGTATTTTCCTTGCTCTTTTTCCCGTTCAAATCTAAATTTTAAGATTTGTTCTTCGAGTTTTTCCACTTCCTTTTCATTCTTTAACGCTTGCATATCGTTTGAATTATCGGTCAGGTGATTAACTGCATAATTTCTGACCTCAATTTCCAGGACCGTCCCGTCGGATTCCATCCTGATCAATTTCTTTTTAAAATCGCCATACAATTTGCCCCGGGACACCTTGTAACCGGATTGATTTAAATGCAAAAGAACAGCCCGGCGGCTTTTAAATGATGGTAATGGCCCTGCAGGATTTTGATCTTTATTTTTATTTTTCAATTTACAGGATCCTTTTAATTAATCTTTTGTTTGTCTTTAATAAAAAGGCTGCCACCCCCGGCCCCCTTTTTTGACCCCGCCCGCATACCTTCAAACTCAAATTATATGCCAGCGGCGTTTTTTAGCTGTTTTAAGCTGGTTTCTTTTCCAGGCACCCTGGACCCGGCCCTTTTTGTGAAACAATTAATTTTTATAACAGGCTTCAGCTGGGGATATACAAAGTTTCCACTTTCCATCCATTTCGTGAAAACGCATAGAGCCAAAGCCCGAGCTGCTCGAAAC